GCTTTTGAGCGTGGTGTTCTTCGACTTGCTCCCGCTCTTGATGGTCATCAAGGCGCATTCGACGCTTGCGTCTCTTTCAGCTACAACGTCGGCCTCGGCAACTTCCAACGCTCGAGCGTCCGAATGAGGGTCCAGCGTGAGGACTGGGAAGGCGCAGCCGCCGCGTTCATGCTGTGGACAAAAGGCGGCGGGCGCGTGCTGCCGGGCCTGGTCAGGCGCCGGCAGGCTGAGGCGGCGTTGTTTACAGGCTGACCCGCTCTGCCGCGGCTGCCAGGTGTTCGGGCGACAGGTGGGCATATTTCTGCACCATCGACGCCGAGTGCCAGCCGCCCAGTTCTTGGAGCACCGACAGCGGCGTGCCTGCCTGAGCGTGCCAAGAGGCCCAGGTGTGGCGCAGGTCATGGAACCGCAGCCAAGGCACGCCAGCGACCGTGCAAGCCTTCTTCCAGACCGACGGGCTGACCCGCGTCGGGCATTTGAAAACAAAGCCTTGGCGCTCACCTGGCATGGCCGACAGCATCTCCCGCGCCTGGCTGTTCAACGGCACCAGGATGCGCTCGCCGGCCTTGGCCTCGTCAGCGTGGACGATCACCATGCCCTTTTCAAGATTCACATTCTCCCACCGCAGTCCCAGCGCGTTCGACTTTCTCAACCCGGTGAGCAATGCAAAACGGACTGGACAACGGTACTTTTCCGGTAACGCGGCAATCAGTGCCTCGGCCTGTTCGCGTGTCAGGAATGCGACGCGCCGCCGCGGTTCGGCCTCGACCCGCAGGGCCGGTGCCTTGACGATCCAGTCCCACTCACGCTCAGCAGCGCGCAGGATCGCCCTGACCAGCGCCCGGTAGCGGTTCCTGGTGGCCGGCTTTACGTCGGTCGGCAGGCACGCCTCGATCGTGTCGCGGTCAAGGTCAGTCAGTAGCTTGTCGCCTAGGATCGGCTCAAGGACGCGGATCTTGTCGCGGTCGTCGCGGATGCTGCGCTTGTGGGCGCGCTCAACCAGCCAGCGTTTGGTGGCGTCTGAGAACTTCTTCTTGGGACGCTCCTTGAGCACCCGCGCCCGCCACAGTTCAGCCCGCCGGATGTCGTGCAGTTCCTTGGCCGCTTTGGGGTCAGAGGTCTTGAGCGACTCCCGGTGCCTGACGCCGTTGATACATACGTCAATCCAGTAGCTGCCGCCGCGTTTCTTGATCGTCATCGTTGTGCTCCGTTCATGGTGGTGACATCATCTCATCATCGTGAGGAAACGTCAACACGCTTGGCGGGGCTAATCTCCCATTCGTCGCAGCGGTACTTCTCAGGCCGGCCAGTGCCGTCCAGTTCGCAGCGCCGAATAATGATGTCCCAAATCTTTGCTGGCGGGCCTGACCATGCGCAGTTAGCGCAGCACTCAGTCTTGCTGTCTGATTCGCTCATCTGTTCCTCATTGCCTGTTTGCGGACTTCCGCGCATCGTTTGCAGCGCCACATATTCGGCGTCTTCAAACCGCCTTCAATGGGCTTTGTCATCTGACACGCCGAGCACCAGCGTTTGCCGGTGGCGGCGATTTCCCCTGCCATTGCTTCTTCCCTTGTGCTTGCCATTACCTCACAACCCTCCAACCCTTGCCATATCCAAGATGCTCGACCAGGTTAAGTTCTTCAAGGTCGATCAAAGCGTTATAGACCGCGCTGCGTGACAGAAAGAAATACCCGGCCAACATCGCGACCGACTGCGGAGTTTTAAGCTCCGACAGGCGGTGAAAAATTCGCCGCTGCGTATTGGTCACGCTTCATCCTCTTCCCAGAACTCTTCGTCGTACTCAGGATCGAGCGGGTCAGGGTGCTTGCGCGCCTGGCGCTCGCGGATGGCCCGATTGATCTCTTCCTCAAGGCGCTCTTGATGCTCATACGCATCGCGCCAGTCCTTGAAGTCTCTAGGCATGCAACCCCCAGTGTGCGATGAGTGCAGCTTCCGCTTTTCCGTCATCCTTCACGCGCCGGAACTCGCCGGCCATCTCAGGCCACAACGCCGCGGCCTTAGCGCGTGAGGCGTCCTTGCTGGGCGACAGGTTGTGCCACTTCTTCCACTTCCCCGGTGGCACCAGTTGCGCCGGTATCGCCAGCCCAGCCAGCACACCTTGCACAATCCCGAATGCCTGACCGAATGCGAACATGCTGGTCACGCCTTGGCCTGGCATGGCATTGACCTGCTCGACGTAGGCGATCGTCGCCTTGACTGCATACAGTCTCAGGTCCGCGGCCAGCATCTCAGGCGAGATCCGGCGCTTGGCCTTGTGATTGACGATCAGTTCAACGGACGGCATCTCAAACACATGAACGAGATCGCCGTCGCGCTCAAGAATTGCCACTGCGCCTGACGCGCCTGGGTCGACTCCGATGATGAAACTCATAACAATCCCCAGCCAAAATTCACCAACAAATACATCACCTTGAGTGCGACGCCGAGTCCGATAGCCCCTGCGGCCCACCAAAACAAGACCGCGCCAAGAGACATGACATTGCCGCGCCTCATTGCTGTTCCTCCAGTGCCTTGAGCGCGTCGCTGACCTTCTTGCGCGCCTCTTTCTTCTTGGGCGCGTCAGCCTTGACCGGGATGTCGTCAGGGTGCGTTGCCAAGTCATCAAACGACGACGCGAACGTGCCGCTGATCACCTTGGCGCCGGGGAACTCGGCCTTGAGTTCTGCCGCCCCCTCAAGAAGCGAGCCGGGGCAATGTTCCAGTTCCTTGCTGCTAAACACCGGCCCATAGTCCTTAACCGACTCCGCGCCATTAGTGAAGAGGGCGCCTGTCTCGCGATGCCTGTACGCGACCCATCCCTCGCCGCCATCAACCGGCTCGCCGTATGGGACCAGTGCCGGGATCATCAGGTGGTCTCCGCAGCCCTTACGCTGCGCGTCAATAGGTGGGTTGCCTTGGTGAAACTCGCACCGCCATTCGCTATTCTCAACAGGCGTGGAATGCGAACAAGTGCGGCAGTTGGCCTCCGCGGCCTGGTTGTTGTGGCAGTGCGCCCAAAATGAACACCACTTGCACTGCCAATGCGACGGGTCGTCGCTAATCCGCTGCGGCGGCACGGGCGACTCAATCAGCATGCTGGCCCGCACCATCAGCGAGTCAAACGTCTCCTTGCTGAACTCGACCCACTCCGTATAGAGATCGTCGGTGTCCTTGTTGACCGCGATGTACAGGGCACGGGTCAACTCCATCAGGCCCATATAGATTTGCATCTGCGCGTAGTGCTGCGGCTTGCTGGCCTCGACTTTGTTCTTGACCAGGTCCGCAAACGACTTGGATGAGTGCGTCTTGAACTCAAGCACCGCGGCCGTCTTTGGTGCCTCGGGCAGTCCCTTGGCGACGCCGTCCAAGCTGCCGCCAAAGTGCCCATTGTGTGCGCTGACGGTCCACTGGTTGCCGGTCGCAGGATCAGTGTCCCAAACCTCGGCACCGATGCCGCGCAATTCCTCGAGGATGCGCGTCTCTTCGCGCTTGCCGGTATCAAAGAGACGCAGCACACGCCCCTCGAACGTAGGTTTCATGGCCCATCGCCAGGTCAGCCAGACGTTGCGTGAGCAGGGGTGCCCTATGATCGACGCGCCCATGTGTGGGCGATGCTCTTGCGGCTTTCGTTCGTACCAGTTGACGATTGCGTGAGCGGTGGTGTGCTTGGATTCGGGGATTTCTGCCATCGTTGCCTCGTATAAAAAACCCGCCGCGCCGGTTGAACGCGACGGGAAGGGGAGACACTTACCAGGGGCGTCCTGCTGCCTTAGCTGCCGGGACCGCCTTGACGGGTGCCGGCTTCGCGGTCACGGCACCGCTTGCAGACGTGTAGCCCATGATCCGATTGCGCTCGGGGTCTTTGCGATCAATCGCCACCGACGCGATGAACGGCTTGTCGTGCAACTGCTCGGTGTCGGTCATGTTTGGAACATCGAGCGCGACCTGAAGCGCCGCCAGCGCCTGCTTGGCGATGTCCTCGGCGGTCTTGTTTGGGTTGTCCACGTTCAGACGCTCCCACAGACGACGGCCTGAGTGCTCACCACTGACTACGTGCATCTCAAGCTCGATGTACTGACCCGTTCCAGCATTCGTTGGTTTCAGGTCAGAACGAGCAATGATCATCTCGTACTCGCCAGCGGGGAGCGGGCCATACGCGCGGGGTTTTTGCGGTTCGACTGTCGTTGCGTCAAAGTTAAAGAGTGCCATTTTGTTTCCTTCGTTGATTACGCGATTGCGCTGGTAAATGCTTCCCAGGACATGGGTAGCGACTCGGGTAGTGAGTAGCGGTTTTTCGCCATATAAGCCGGCCGCTCACTCGTAAACAACAGGCGTTCACCCGTTGTGACACCTCGGTTGTTCGTCTTATTGAAACCGAGGTCATCTTTCTTGACGATAGTTCGATAGTTCGCAAACAGCACCGCGTCACACCATTCGCGGATGAGTGCGCTGGACCGTTCTTGCAACTTGGGCTGGTAGCGGTCGTAAGGCTCAACCTCGGGCGAATCAAACCGCTTGATCTGCGTATGTGCAATCAGAATGACGCACATGCTCTTTTCATTGCGCAGATGATTCAGCCCTGCCAGCACATCGCGCCACCGCTCGGCGACGATCATTGCGCCCTTGCCGTAGGCGAGATCCTTGGCGTCGTGGGTTGCCTCAACGTCGGTCCAGATCAGGTTGTCGAGCCAGTCCACGCTGTCCAGGACGACGGTATTAAAGTCGTGGTCGTCCTTGATCAGCGTGGCGATCGCGTCGAGCACATCAGCCGCGGTCTTTGCGACGGGGAAGTGATCAACGGCCAGACTGCCAAGGCCATCTTCCGTCAGGATAAAGACCGGGTTCTTTGCGCCTGACGCGAAGGTGCTCTTGCCAATGCCCTCAACGCCGTAGACCATCACACGCGGGGCGGCGATTGAGGTGTTCTTGCGAATGCTTTTTAAGTCGAATGCCATCGTTAATCCTTGGTTCGTATGGTTACGCCAGTCTTGGCGGGTTTCGTTTCAATTGCTGGCGCGATGAGCGTCCAGAGCTTGGGCGTTTCACGCCGGATTGCCTTGAGCTTCGTCTCGTCAACAACGACCTTCTTGATGAATGGCCGCGCGGACTCAGGCCAGGTTGCCGTCAGTCCAATCAGTCGATCAATGTCGACCTTGTAGGACAACTTGCCGGTAACGGTGATGCGTGCGCCGTTGTCAGTCGCGAATGACTCGCTGCCTTCCTCGGGCGCTGCGTGCAGGGCGAGGATCTGCTGCTCAATCGCGACGCGGTTGTCGCGCGCCGTGTCCTCCTGCGCCTTGTACTCGAGCCACTGCTGGGAAAGTTGGTCAAGCGTCATTGCGGGACTCCGAAAATCCACTCACATATCAAAAGGGCTGCGCAGAACACTGCGACTGTGCCAAGTGCAACCGCAATGACGACATCTTCCATCTGGCGTCTCGTCATGCTTTCGCTCCCCTGGTCTTGCGACTCGCCACTTTTTCTGAAACCCCGACCGATACAGATCCATCGCCGTCATTGACCCACCGCCCGGTAGAGCTATCAATCCGTCCGCTCGCTGCGAAAGCAGAAATGGCCCGTATTGCCATAGATCCAGCGGGTTGGCGGGTTTGGTTTTTTCCGCTGAGTCCTGTATTTCCTGTTGCATCATTGCTTCCTTTCTTCACTTCGTTTTTGACTTTGACGATCTTGACGGTGCGCATGTCGCCTTCGCTATCGCGAGGCATTGGGATCGGTTCTTCAGGGGAGAGCTTCCACAGTTCGTAGTTGATCCTGAAAGAACGCCGCGCGTACTCATCAATGCGCTCAACAGTGCTTCCGGCGTCGCCGCCCCTGCCTCTCAACGCGGCAGCGGTGGGTTGCTTGCGGCGTTCGTACATGACCTCCAGCAATTCACGCCGCAGCCAGTCAGGATCAATATCCAGCCACTTCAGATAAGCGTGCGAGGTATCGGTAAACAAAAAGTTAATCGCTGAGCGGGCGTGCATTGACAACTCGAAGTTTTCCAGCGAATCTGTTCGCCCGCGGTGCTTGACGATGGGTCGCTCACAGGCGTCAACGATTGCCTGATTGACGACCGCGTACAGCACGCGCTCTTCCGGTGTGATCATGGTTAGCCCTCCTGCTTGACTTGAAACTGCGACGTGATTGCTTCGCGTCTTGCTTCAATAAAATCAAGCTGGAAGTCCAGCCACTTCTTGATGTATCGCGGGTCTTTGCTGGGAGGAACCCAGCCAGTAAGCCGCTGCCAGGTTGAGGCCACGTCGGCCCCGGTCACATAAATCGCCTTGGTACTTGTTGTTGCATCGTTCATCGTTCACTCCTTGTTTTTGAGAACGCAAGTAGATTGGAACACACCGATGAGTAAAGCGCAACTGGTCGTGGTAAAAAGAGTAAATTTCGTGTGCGCGGTGGATCGTGTCAGAATATCCACATTGAGTCAATCCCATCTGCTTGGAGAAAAAGTAATGATCCCGACCGTTCATAAGTGTGAACCTGCGTATTCGGTGCTTGAGCGTCTTGGTGGAAAGGGGCCGGTCAGTGCCCACCTGGGGCTTGACCGCTCGACTCTGTCGCGGTGGTGTTCCGAGCGCCCCGGCGGCACTGGCGGGATGATCCCGCAGCAGCACTGGCCGAAACTTCTTTCTATGGCGCGGCGGTACGACATCAGAATCAAGCTGGCCGATCTGGCCGGCATGCGGGGTTAAAGAGTGATCGGCCTCGAGATGACGAACTCCGACTTCTTGGCCGAGCTTTATGGGCAGATGGCCCAGGGAGAGTACGGATGGGTTTGTACCTTCGCCGCTGACCCTTCAGACGCGCCGCCCGATGTGTGGTCGGGCAGACCCTACAACGGGGGTCCGGCGCAAGCTGGGCTGATTGATCGCGCCGTCAGTGAAAACACGTACTTCTGCCCGGCTTTGCTTGGCTTAGTCGATGGCGAGATGGTCAGGCGCAAGTCTGCCTTTGTGCAGTTGATGGCGCTCGTCGTGGACGACGTGCAGCCTGACGACATTGGGCAGTTCAGCTACTCAATCCAGACTTCGCCCGGCAAGTTCCAGGTCGGCATCCTGCTCGATCCGAATGACCCTGACTGCTCGAACCTTGACCTGGTTGATCGGGTGATGATGCACCTGTCCGGTCGCGGGCTGATTAAGAATGACAAGTCGGGCAACAACGCGGTGCGCCTGTTGCGGTTGCCGCGGGGGATGAACACGAAGCCACGCGATGCGGGGCCGTGGACGGTCCAGCTTGAGCAGTGGAATCCGTCGATCCGGTATTCGCTCGATGATGCGGTTGCCTCGCTGGGCGTTGATCTTGCTGCGCTGCGGCAAGTCGTGAAAACTACCTCTTCGACAACTGGGTCAGGGGCAGGGCAGGGGTCGCACGCGGGCGGCTTCGTGGCCGGCATTACGGGTCCGCTTGAGGATCGGGCGTACCACGACAACTTGATCAAGCTGGCGGCGTCGCTGGTTGCTGGCGGCATGTTTCCTGGCGCGGCGGTGAGTTACCTGTATTCGCTGATGGATGCGGCGAAGCCTGTCGGCTCGGATGCTGAGATCCAGCGCTGGCAGGCGCGTCGGGCTGAGATCCCTCGAGCGGTGAAGAGTGCTGAGAAGTTTGCGCCGGCTGAGCGTGCGCCTGTCTCTGTGACGGTCAACCTGGGCAAGCCTGCCGAGGCCGCGCCGGGTGATCCGGTTCCGCTCGACTGGATGGCGCTTGCTGGCCGTGAACCGCGCCAAGTTGAGTGGGCTGTTGAGGGTTGGCTGCCGCGCGGGCATGTGACCCTGCTGTCGGCCAATGGCGGCGTCGGCAAGTCGACCGCGGCGCTACAGATGGCCGTCTCGATCTGTCAGGGTTCGCCGTGGCTGGGGTTGCCGGTCGCGCAGGGTTCAGTGATGGTCGTCTCGGCTGAGGATGGTACGGACCTGGTGCATGCGCGCGTGTCGAACATCTGCCGAGCTTCTGATGTCAGCTTGCAGGCTTTGCACCGCGACTTGGTCGTGTTTGATCTGTCAGAGCAGGATTCGGTCTTGTGGCGCGGCGGTGCGCCGACGGTGCGCATGCAATGGTTTGCGGATGCTGTGGCGCGCGTGCGGCCGTCTGTGGTGATCGTAGACAATGCGTCTGATGTGTACGCGGACAACGAAAACGACCGCGCCACGGTGCGAGGGTTCCTGCGGTGCTTGAAAACAATTGCGTCGGGCACTGATGCAGCGATCCTGTTGCTGGCGCACGTCGACAAGGCGTCGGTGCGCTCGGGGGCCGGCAATGATACGGATTCGACTTTCAGCGGCTCGACTGCTTGGAATAACACGGCACGGTCGCGCTGGGCGATGGTGCTCGCTGACGACCGTGAGATCGTCTTAAAGCATGAGAAGTGCAACGTCGGGCCAAAGTCGCCCGCGGTATCAATTGAGTATGATGCTGGCTCGCACATATTCCGCGAGTTCGGCACGATTCCTGGCGCTGCTGCTGCGGCTGCGGTGGTGCGAAATCATAACCAGGGTGTGATTCTTCGATTGATTGAGGATGCGGTTAAAGCAGGGCAACGCCTAAGCATGAGTGCGACCAGCAACAACAACGCATTCCGAGTGCTACAGCGCGCGCCAGGATTCCCGCGGATCGCGCGGTCGGATTTCTTCTCGCTGCTGTTTGCGATGCAGCGCGACGGCCTGATCGTCGAGCGTGACTATCAGGGGCCGTCGCGGCATGTTGCAAAGACGATTGAGCTTACGGACGCGGGCAGGATGCGGATTGCTTACTCGCCCATTCCTTCAAGTGGCATGTAAAAAATCTGCGCGATGCCTAAAGTGTTCTGCCACGGTTTAATTTCGCATTGCGGCTCGTATCCGTCGCGCATGTTTTGTTCGATCTCTTGCGCCCATGCATTGAGCATCGACTGCGTGAGCGGCCCGTCATCCTCAACCAGCAATCGCGGCTCAAGCCATTCGCGCAGCAACTGCATGCCGAGTTTGTTGACCGATGTTCGCGCATATTCATCGGCGGCTTTTTCTTGCTCGACGTATTGATCAATGGCGGCTTGCTGCCATGCCGGGCTTAAATCTTGAACGAAGTGACGTGATCCCATGATCTTATTCCCTCAGTTTAAGTCGGTTTTTTGAACTGGCTGCGAAAGTGAGTCGATGCCGGCGCTGATCAAGTAGCTTGCGCCGTCGAGCGCGGCCGATACCATGTACGGATTCGGCAGGATGTGCTCGTCATCGCACAGCATCAGCGCCAGCGCGTCGATGATTGCTTTGGCCTCGATCATGCGCTGCTCGACCGCGAAATTGTCGATGATGAATTGCTCTGGTTGTTTCTTAGCCATGATTGCCTCTTAAATATTGAGTGCGATTGCCGCGCCAAGCGCGACGCCGAATGCAAGGGCGATTGCCCAGTCTTTGATTGATTGGTGGGTCATTCTTTGGCCTCAAATGCCGTTGCGACCGCGTAAATCAGCCATTGCAGCGCGAATCGCCGAGCGCGAATAAAGCGCGCCGTCAGGCGTTTTTTCCATGCCGAGATCGCACAACAAAACGCGCATCGACTCGGCAGCATCATCCGCGCGGGAATGCCGCCGGCGAATGCTTCTCATCGTGCGATATAGATGCTCGTCGTTGTTGAGCCACAAGCTGACGTTCCAGTGATTCCAGTTTTTGTGCCCGTTGTACATTATTTATCCCCTTGCATATAGATAGGCGAGCGCAGCGGCGCGCGACTCAAAACGACCGCCGATTGGCGCGTGATGGCGACCGCGCACGATGAACCACGCGCCGAGCAGTTTGTTGTAGACGATGCGAAGATTCATTTCTGCACCTCGACGCTGCCGGCCTCGAGGATTTTGTTTGCAGCGGAAAAGATGCGCTGCGCAGACTTGTCGCTGATCTCGCCGTCGGCTAGCCAGTTTTGGATATAGCCGCGCGACTCATTCAGTCCAGGCAAGCCCAGCAAGGCGCAAAGGATGTAAGCGACGCTTTCGGCTTCGACTTCGCGCGTATCGCGCGGCGTGAACTCCGAGTCAGTCATCAAACCCTCTTTTGTGTGACCGAGCACAATATGCGCAAGCTCGTGAAAGCGGGTTTTATGCGGATATTCAGCAACCGGATTGATTGCAATTGCGTCGAGTTGCGCATAACCCTGCACATTGCCGTTTGCAATTGAGAATTGCTCTTCTGTGATATTGAGAGCGGCAAGCGCCTGGGTTTTATCCCAGGCCGGCGTTTTGGCCTCGTGCGCAAAATCTTCGCCGTCAGTTTGCCCAAGCGTGAACCAGTTATTACGCATCGCGAACATTTGAAAAACCTCGCCAGTCTTTTCGCCGGCCTCGTCTTTTTTATTGATCGTGACCGGCATGACAAGCGCAAGCGCCTTTTCGCCGCGCCGCACTTGCCGGCCCAGTTCCTGCCATTTCTTAAACGTCGCAATCGGGCCAAGCGGCAACTTACGCGCCGCGCATTGCGACCAGGCCAGCAACTGATTGCCGATGCTGTAACCGTGGAACGTGCTGTAAGCCTGGGAGATGATGCCTGGCTGCTCGACCGCGTCGCGCAGAAGCTGGCTGAAGTTTGCTGTGTTGCTCATCGTTTCGCCTCGTTGTGTTGTTGCGGTGCTGATGCGACCGTGACGCTATGATGCGGGAAGCTCACCATCATGTCAAGCGGATTATTGCGGCACATTCATGAATTGTTTTAATCGCGGCCCGAATGTTGATAGGGTTTTGGTTTGCGCGAGCTGCGCGAGCTGTGCGCGCGCTATAGGTTGCGCATGCTCGCGCATAGGTTGCGCAGGATGGAGAAATAACACCCCTCCCCCCTAGGGGAGGGGGTGTTTTCTCCTGCGCGTGCTAGCACTTAGTAGGGGTGTGGGGAGAGCGCGCGCAGGTTGCGCAAGGTTGCGCGGGCTGGGTGCGCGGCGCGTTTGTTGGGCGATTGTTTGGCGCGTTTGTGACGAGTGCAAAAATGGATGGCAGAATGGGGGCATGATTGAAACGCATCAGGCGGTTTTAGAAAAACCAGCGCAAAAGCTGCGAAAGGGCGGCATCAGCCCGCTGACAGGCCAGCCCACGCCAGCGGGTCGCCCCAAAGGCGTGCGAAACCGCCTGACAAACATCCGCGACGCGGTCCTCGAGGCGTTTGAGACGGTCGGCGGGCCTGCGTACCTGGTGCGCCTGGCGAACGGCACGCAGAGTGACAGGGCCGCGTTTACTGGGCTTGTGGCGAAAGTGCTGCCGACTCAAATTCAAGCGAACATCGATGGCACGGTCAAAATCGAATTAGGCTGGCTGGGTGGTCGGAGCGTCGGCGCAACGACGGCACAAATTACGGATGACCGTTCGCAAGTCGTTGAAATGGTTCAAGATTCCAAGGGTGTGCTCCGGATTAAAGATCCGATAGAGAGCGCGCAGCCAGCCAATCCGGCCGCGGAAAAGCCAGACCCCCACCCCCCCATCGAGCCGGGGGCGGGGGGCTAGCGATAGCTGGGTCCCTCCCCCCTATTTCAGTAACCTCCACCAGCCCTATTGAGAAATTCGCACCATGAAACTCACAGGCGATCGCAATCAATGCCGGGGCTGCGCGGTAGCCTTCAATTCGACGCGATCGTTCGACAGGCATAGGGTGGGTCAGTTTGGTGTCGATCGGCGCTGTTTGACGACTACGGAGATGCTGCAAAGGGGCATGTCGCGCAACAGCCAAGGGTTCTGGGTAGGAAAGCGGATGCCGGGCGGTTTTCCGGCATGGGCAAAGGCAAGTTGATGGACACCATTGACATCCAGGTCTTGGACAATCCAGACGGATCAATTTCGTGGTTGTGGGAGTCGCCTGACGGAGTCGCGTTTGTTGGGGTCTCTGAGACGGAGCAGGGCGCGTTCGAGGCCGCGATCAGGGCGCAGGATGATTGGTACAGGAGTGTGCATTGAAGCTCTCCGAATACCAGCCTCGCGAGGTCTTTCACCCGTTGCACAACCGCTCCAAACGGTGGGTGACGGTGGTGGCGCACCGGCGTGCGGGCAAGACGGTCGCGATGTGCGCGGACCTGGTGATCGGGGCGTTGGAGACGGCGCTGCCAAAGCCGCAATTTGCGTATCTGGCGCCGCAGCGGGACCAGGCAAAACGGGTCGCGTGGAATTACCTAAAGGAATTAACGCGCGATTTTTGGGCAAAGCCGCCCAATGAGTCCGAATTAAAGTTGACCATCAATAATGGTCACAAAGACACCTCAACGATATATGTTGCCGGAGCGGATAATTATGACGCGCTGCGGGGTATGTATTTTGATGGTGTGGTTTTAGACGAGGTTGGGCAAATTCGTCCAAGTGCCTGGTATTCGGTATTACGGCCAGCATTATCTGACCGCCGCGGTTGGGCAATATTTGCAGGAACCCCGGCCGGCAAGAATATGTTCTGGAATCTCAGAGAAGAAGCCAGACTAAATCCCAAAACCCACCTCCTATTAGAGCTGCCAGTATCAAAAACGAACCTGATTCATCCTGACGAATTGCGCGACGCAAAGGCGCAGATGACGGAGGACGCGTTTGCGATCGAGTATGAGTGCAGTTTCGATGCCGCGGTGCCGGGCGCCTATTACGCCAAGCTGGTCGGGGCCGCGTATGACGAGGGTCGCGTTAAGGAGTTGCTGATTGACCCGGCGTTTCCGGTCAATTTGGTTGCGGACTTGGGGTTTACGGACTCCTGTAGCTGGTGGGGCTGGCAAGAGGCGCCAGACGGGTACAGAGTTGTTGAGTTCTATGAGGACGACAACCAGCCGATCCAGCACTACATCGACTGGGTCAAGAGTCGCCCCTATCGCGTTGGAACCGTGTACCTGCCCCATGACGCCAAGGCCAAGAGCTTGCAGACGGGCAAGTCGATCATTGAGCAGTTTTTAGCCAACGGCATCCGACCGAGCCTGGTCCCTGAGATGTCGTTACAGGATGGGATTGAGGCGGCAAGACTTGTTTTGCCCAAGTGCTGGTTTGACGAGACGCGAACGTATGACGGCCTCGAGCACCTGCGCGCGTACATGAGGGAGTGGGATGAGCGCACGCAGTCGTTTCGGTCCAAGCCCAAGCATGACCAGCACTCGCACGCGAGCGACGCATTCAGGTATTTGGCCCTTGCCGCGCGTCCGGTGTCGCGAAAAACACAACCAAATACTACAATCGCACCAATTACCAGCGCCAGTTACCAGTTTTCGTTAAATGACATCTGGGACTGCGGGCCACAGGCATCACAAAGGATTGGATGATGGACACGCAAAGCAAATTAGTCAGCGAGAGCGACTTTGACAACTCGCCGGCTGGTCTGGCGCAGCGGTGGGGCACCGAGATTGAGGCGTCGCGTCAGGAGCTATTGAAGTTCCATCAGGACGCGAACCGGATCACGCAACGGTACCTGGACAAGCGTGACGCCTACGGGCATGACGAGTCCAAAGTCAACCTGTTCTGGTCAACGATGAAGGTTCTTCTGTCCATGCTGTACGCGCGGCCGCCCAAGGCTGACGTGAGCAGGACGTTCCAGGACTATGAGGATGACGTGGCGCGGGTCGCTGGGACAATGTTGCAGCGCATCCTGAACCGCGGCTTTGATGACGATGTCTCGGAGTGGGACGCGGCTGTTAGGCAGGGCATTGAGGACTGGCTGATTGTGGGACTGGGCCAGATCTGGCTGCGGTATGAGGTCGAAACTGAGCCTTACACGATTGAGGCGGTTCTGGACCCAATGACGGGCGAGGAACTGGTGCCGGCGCAGGAGGCGGAGCGGATTACGGAAGAAGACGCCTGCTGCGACTATGTGTATTGGGAGGACTTCTACTGGTCGCCCGCACGGGTGTGGCCTGAGGTCCGGTGGGTCGCGCGCCGGGTCTTTATGACCAAGGACCAACTCGAGGCGCGGTTCGGGGAAGAAATTGCGCGGATTGTGCCGCTGGGCAACCGCAAGCAAAGTGACAGCGTCAATGACCAGACCGTCAAGCATGACCCGTGGTCCAAGGCGGAAGTCTTTGAGATCTGGTGCAAAGACCACCGCAAGGTGTACTGGTACGCCCGCGGCGCGGATGTCATTCTTGACGTTGTGGATGACCCGCTGGGGTTGGACAACTTCTTTCCGTGCCCTAAGCCCGTGGCGGCCAACGTCACAAGCTCCAACTTCATGCCCCGCGCGGACTACATCTTTGCGCAGGACCAGTTCAATGAACTAGACGAGATCAATACCCGCATCACCTGGCTGACGCGTGCGGCCAAGGTTGTGGGCGTGTATGACAAGTCGGCCGATGGCATCCAGCGCATGTTTGCGCAGGGCGCGGAAAATCAGTTGATCCCGGTGGACAACTGGGCCTTGTTTGCCGAGCGTGGTGGCATCAAGGGCCAGGTTGACTGGGCGCCGATTGAGCAGGTCGTTAACGCGATCAACCAATTGCGCCAGTACCGGCAAGACAAGGTGATGCAGATCTATGAGGTGCTGGGCATCTCGGACGTGATGCGCGGAAGCTCCAAGGCCAGCGAGACGGCAACGGCGCAGCAGATCAAGGCCCAGTTCGGCTCAACGCGCGTGCAACTGATGCAGTTCTATATCGCTGACTGGATCAGCCAGGCACTGCGCATCAAGGCTGAGATTATCTGCAAGCACTGGCAGCCCGAGACGATCATCAAGCGCAGCAACATCGAGCGCACGCCAGACGCGCAATTGGCGATGCAGGCGATTCAGTTGCTAAAAGATGAAGAGATGAGCGAGTACCGGATCAACATCGAAGCGGACTCGATGGCGGCGATGGACTGGGCAGCAGAGCGCGATGCGGCGGTGCAGTTCATGCAGGGACTCGGGGCGTTTGTGAGCCAAGTGGCACCGATGGCGCAGCAGGTGCCGGGAGCCGCACCCGTCTTGCTTTCGATGCTTCAGTGGGCGGTGAGCAAGTTCCGTGTCTCAAATCAGATTGAGTCGGTGCTGGATCAAGCGATTACGGGCTTAAAGCAGCAGGGCATTCAGCCGCCACAGCCTAACCCGATGCAGGTCGCAGCAGTGGAAGAAAAGAAAGCCGGCGCGGCTGAGCGGATGGCAAAGGCCAAGAAGACGAACCTCGAGGCCGAGGGGCAGGCGATGGACTTGGCAGTTGCGCGGCGCATGCTGGGCATTAACCAGCCGAATCCTAGTTTGCCGCCAGCAATGCCGCAGGCGCCAATGCCGCAAGGCCCGATGGCACCACCCGTTCAGTAAAGGACAGTCATGGACGCGCAAGCAATTATCAATGAGTTGCGCCGCCGCGGCAGCAACATGGTGGCGTTGGATACACCGCAGGACCAGGATCTTGCCGACATTGCGCTGGACATTGGTGCCGGGTTCTTGCCAGTTGTGGGTACGGCGCAGGCCGGCCGAGACTTCGAGCGCGCGCGTCGTGAGAGCGACATCCTGGGCATGGGCTTGTCGGGCCTGGGCATGATCCCGGTGGTGGGCGGAGTTACGCGCGGGATCAATAAGCTGCGCAAGGGCAAAGAGACAGCCGATGCGCTGCGCAAAAAGCCTTCCTCTGCCGGCTATGACATGGACAAGGTTGCGGAAAATTATCCAGACACCGCTCCGCCTGTTCTGGCTAAAGACAAAAAAACGGGCAAAGAGTTTTTGCAAAAGCAGAACTCTGAAGAAGCGCAGGCCGTAGAGAAGGCGCGCAAGGCCGCGCAAAAAGATATTGATGCCGGCAACTACACGCCTTTTTTTAAGGTCGAGGATCGGTACTACGCCGACGCGTCTAAGTACCCGCTGGAAGGTCGGACGGTCACCGACGCGCTGCCAAAAAAACAGGCCACCATTGATAAGTACGTCACCGAGTTTGATACGCCAGAGGCGCGCGCGCGGCTGACGCAGGCGTTTAGGGAGGGGAGCAAAGATCCTCTTGCGAAAGACTGGTACGCGATGGGGCAGCTTGAGGCGCAGTTTGTCAAAGAGTTTGGCGAGAAGAAAGGCCGCGAGATGTTTAAGGAGCGGTTTGCTGATGCAATGGCCGCGACTACTGGCGGCGCTGACCCGACCGCGAATCTGCTGATGTCCGCATACGGAAACTTTTTGCGGCAAAAGGGCGTTGCGCAGCCGGCCGCGGCGTATGAGTTTCCGTATCCGATTGGTGGCCGCTTCGCGTCCGGCAACATGGCGATGTACGACAAGGTCATCAACAAAGGCGCCGGCTTAGAGGCAACAAAGACACCAAAACGGTTTGATTTTTCTGGGAACTTCTTGGGCCACCGCGATCTTGCAACGATTGATGAGCAGATGAGCGGCGGATTCAAGCCAGGTTTGCTGGTTCCGCCTGGGGATTCATACGGCGTGTTTGAAAAGGTCATTCACGACTTGGCTAAAGCCGAGGGCGTGATGCCGGCGAACTTTCAAGACGTGACGTGGAAGGGACTAAAAGGCGTGCCTGGCAAGCCGATGATTCAGCACGTCAATGAGGCCATCGAACGCACTGCTCGAGTGACCGGCAAGAAACCAGAAGATGTTGTGCGCGACAGCCTGGTGCGCGGTACGCATCCGCTTTACGGGATTGGCGCTGCTGGGATTGGAACCGCGGCCCTTGTTTCTGCGCTCCGCGGTCAAGAGGAAGAGCAGTTTTGATCGTCAAGCTCAATCTTGAGTTGCTTGACCGCGTCAAGTGTTTTGACGCCGAGCTTGCTTTCTAAGTGAGGGTACATGTCGCCAGTGTCAATAATTAAAGACGCGGCTTCAAGCATGGCGGACCAGATTTTGCGCGGTACGCGTACTACTCGGTCGCCAACAACCACAATCACTTTGTCCATGTCACTCCCCTTTAATGTTGAGAATAGCACAACATGACCCGCCGCCGCTACGTCCAGATCAAGGGTGAGTTAGTCGAGATCACTGACGACTATCAGCCCCAAAGACACAACGACTCGGGCGCCTTGTGGGGCGACCGTAGCTATGACGGTCTGCGGGCGACAGACGGCACCGACATCAGTACGCGCGTCAAGCACCGCGAGTACATGAAGCTGAACAACCTGACGACCGTGGACGATTACAAAGAGACATGGTCAAAGGCCCAAGAGGCGCGTGACCGCTACCGTCAGAGTGGTGGCACGTTTAGCCGGCGCGACATCGAGCGCGCGATTTCACAACTACAAAGGCGATAAGCATGAGTGAACCCACGACACTGCGCGATGAGATTGAGGCGGCACTAGACGCGCCTGAACCGCAAGCGGCACCCGAGCCAGTTAGCGCACCGGAGCCAGTTGCCGAGGCGGCACCGGCACCCGAGCCAACAGAAGCCGAGAGTGCGCCAGCCGAGGCGCGGCAGGATCTGAACAGCCTAGCTGAAGAAGAAAAGCCGGAATCTGGCCCGCAGCGCGATGAGCAGGGCAGATTTAAGCCAAAAGAGAAAGAAGAGGGCATTCAGCCTGGCCCGAAAGCTGGCCCAAAGCAACAAGGCGAGAAAGCGCCGGCATCATGGCGTCCCGATGTGCGCGAGCACTGGGCGCAATTGCCTGAGCCTGTTAGGGCAGAGGTGCAACGCCTCGAGGTCGAACGTAATCGGGTCTTGCAGGAGTCTGCCGAGGCTCGCAAGGGCTACGACGCAGTCATGAAGACGATTGCCCCGTATGAAGGCTTTATTCGGGCTGAAAACAGCAACGCCTTGCAAGCAATAGACAACCTGATGAGCACCGCCGCGCGGTTGCGTACTGGCACCGCGCCAGAGCTTGCGCAACTGGTGTCAGGGATCATCAATCAGTTCGGGGTTGGTCGGTTTGGCAAGGGCTTTATTGAGATGCTGGACAGCGCCTTGGTTGGCCAGGTGCCGGCATTGGACCCGCAGCAGGCCGCGCTTGATCAGGTGCTCAATCAGCGCCTGGCGCCAATGCAGCAGATGTTCAACCAGTTCCAGCAGGCCCAACAAGCTCAAGAGCAACGGGTCACGCAGCAGGCTCAGAACGAGGTCAATACGTTCCTTGAGCGTGCCGAGTTCGGCAATGATGTACGCGAAGAGATGGCCGACATTATTGAGTCTGCCAGCCGCCGCGGGCAGAACATTTCCTTACTAGACGCTTACAAAAAGGCGTGCATGTTGAACGATAACGTGCGCACGGTAATTTCTCAGCGGGCCAAAAACCAAGGCGCGCAACAGCAGACGCAGGCTGCGCAGCGGGCGAGATCGGCGGCAGTCAGTGTGTCAGGCGGCGCGCCAGTTGGCGGTCTGAAGCAAGACCCGACGAATGTCCGTGCAGCAATTGAAGCGGCAATTGTCCAAACCGCAAGATAATGTGGTTATAATGACACTACTGGCGGAGAAATCCGCTTGTGGTGTGCCGTAGCACCAGCAGCCACCGAAAGCTCGCAGGAGACGCCGCAAGGGCGTCCCACCTACGACAATACCGGACTGAATAGGTTCGCGTAGGCGCATCTGAATAGGTGGGCGCAAGCCCTTTGCCAAACTCAGATGAGGGTTTTCAATCATGGCATTTCCGAATGTATCGGACATCGTCGCAACGACGATCCAGAATCGTTCGCGGCAAATCGCGGACAACGTCACCAAAAACAACGCCATCTTGGCGAAACTCAACCAGCGCGGTAACGTCCGCACCATTTCCGGTGGTAATACCATCCTAGAAGAGCTTTCGTTTGCTGAGAACGCAAACGGCGGCTTCTACAGTGGCTATGACCTGCTGCCGGTCGCTGCACAGGACGTCATCTCGGCTGCTGAGTATCAGATCAAGCAGTACGCAGTCCCGGTCGTTATGAGCGGCCTCGAGATGCTCCAGAACAGCGGCAAAGAGCAGTTCATTGACTTGCTTGAGGCGCGTCTGAATGTTGCCGAATCGACGATGGCAAACAACCTGTCGTCCTCGATTTACAGCGACGGTACTGGTTCTGGCGGCAAAGAAGTCACGGGTCTGAACGCAGCCGTTCCGGCTGATCCGACCACTGGCACCTATGGCGGCATTGATCGTGCGACTTGGGCCTTCTGGCGCTCCAAGCTGTACGACTTCAGCACCGCCACTGGCGGCAATGCAAGTGCAGCCAACATCCAGGCTGGCATGAACAACCTGTGGGCGCAGACCACCCGTGGTTCTGACCGTGTCGATCTGATCGTCATGGACACGAACTACTGGAGCCTGTACTTGGCCTCGCTCCAGGCTCAGCAGCGTTTCACCAGCCCCGACACCGGCAACCTCGGCTTCCCGTCCATTAAGTTCATGGACGCTGACGTGGTTCTGGATGGCGGCATTGGTGGCTATTGCCCGGCGAACACCGGCTTCTTCCTGAACACCAAGTACCTGAAATGGCGCCCGCACAAGGACCGCAACATGGTCCCGCTGTCGCCAAATCGTCGGTACGCGATCAACCAGGATGCGGAAGTTCAAATCCTGGCTTGGGCGGGCAATCTTTGCGCGTCCGGTGCTCAGTTCCAAGGCCGCATGCAGAACTGATTTTGGTGGACCGTCGTGGGTCAGCCTTTCCCGAGGGTTGGGCTGGCCCACTCCCTCGGGTTTTTTGAAGGAGTTTGAACATGGCAATCACTTACGGTGCAGCGGTTAGCGCGAGCGCGCCCGCGATTGTTGACACCGCAGCAAGTCAGGCAACTGGCGCAGTCTGCGAGGGTATCGGCCTTACCGGCGCGGATGGCGCAAGCATTAGCGGCAGTCGTATCGGCGGCTCACCAGGCGCAGACCTGTTAGTCGAGTACGGCGACGGCGTCGGCGTTTAATCAATAAAAGGATAATTCCATGCAACCCACGACACCCACTGTATTCCCTGAAATCCCCGTACCGCGCCCGGATGAGTCGCGGTATGCGTATGACAATCGGCTTTACGTTGAGTTCTATCGCAAGCCGATGCAGCACGATGCCAAGTCTCGAGAGGCCGGCCGCGCGATCTATGACGAGGTGGACTACATCCGCATCCATACGCCGGGCGACAAGTCCAGCGTGATTGAGCGTCCTGTCACCGCGATGGATGCAGAGCGGTTCGCTGAACGCTACAACAAGTGGAAGGCTGGTCAGGAAGAGGCGGTTAGCGGCACGCCGTTGACGGCAATGCCTGGCATGACGCCTGGCAAGGTTGAAGAGTATCGGTTTTTCAAGATCACCACTATTGAGCAACTGGCCGAGGCGGCAGATAACCTGGGGCAGAAGTTCATGGGCTTCCAAGGTGACAAGGCGCGTGCCAAGGCGTTCATGGAAGTGGCGGCAAACAATGCGCCGATTGAGAAAATGAACGCTGCACTGCAAGAGCGTGATGCAACGATTGAGCAATTGACTAGTCGGATCGACGCGATGCAAGTGCAACTCGGCAAGATGGGCAAGAAAGCAGCGACGGCAGACGCTGACTGATTGGAGTTGCGGGAATGGCCTTTCAGATTGTCAACGAGTCCACGCTATCGGCCATCGTTCAAAACGTGGCCTCGATGGTGGCCTTCCCCGTACCGTCCGATCCCGCCGGTTCTGAAGACCCTGCCGTTCAGCAGATGGTGCAAGCGGCCAACATGGCCGGCATCGAACTGCTGTCGATGTATGACTGGCAGGAACTGATCAAGAACTACCAGGTCGCAATTCAGGCTGACACAAGCGGTCAGCTTGAAAAAGGCTACGCGCTGCCGGAAGACTTCTTCGACTGGATTGATCAGACCAACTGGAATGCGACGACGCAGTTCCCGTCACTGGGTCCGGTATCGCCGCAGATGTGGCAGCAACTGCTGATCCGCACGACGCTGCCGACGCTGTCGTTTTACTGGCAGGTACGCGATAACCTGTTGTACGTCTTGGCGCCCCCTGATGCGCCGCAGACGATGAACTTTTTTTATCTGTCGCAGGCGTGGGTCAAGGATCAGGATGACCCGACGCTGTACAAGAACCGCATCACCAAGAACGGCGACATCGCGTTGCTGGATGCCACGCTGATCACGCTGTATACCCGCGTGAAGTGGCTGGAGATGAAGGGTCTTGATAGCGCGGCTGCGATGCGCGACTTCCAGATCGCGTTCGACAATCGCAAGGGCGCTGAGAAGGGCGCTCCGGTGCTGTCGATGGTGCGGGACTTCCGCTTCCCGTACATCCAGCCGCTGGTGTCCACACCTGACACCGGGTATGGAGCCTGACCATGCCATTGGTTCAGCTTGCTCCCTTCAAGGCCCCGCGAAGGGCCGCCGCCTCTAGCGTCGCGCAGCCTTATGTCGTTCCTGCGCCAACGGGTGGTTTGAACTGGCGTGATCCGATCAGCGCAATGTCGCCAGCCGACGCGCTGGTGCTGACTAACTTTATCCCTAAGCAGCAGGGCGTTGAACTGCGTCGCGGATACCAAGCGTATTCAGATGCTGTGACGGTTGGCGGCGTTGCGCAGTCGGTTGAGTCTGTGTTCGGATATCGAGCACCGAATCCGGCTGACGACAAAGTGTTCATGGCAACTGCCGGCAACATCTATGACGTGACTTCTGGCGGCACGCCAGTGGTGGCCGTTACTGGTACTGGCAGCGACGCGGACGAGTGGTGGACGACGCAGTTCTCCACGCCGGCAGATACGTTCCTTTTGGCCGTGTCACCTGGTGCTGGGTACTGGACGTACAGCACGACGACCGGGTGGGTTGATCAGACAAATAACATCAACCCTAGTGGCCCTGGCGGTTCGTCTATTCCGCTGACGGTTCGCACGGTTGCTGTATGGAAACAGCGTGTCTGGTTCACGTTTGAAGAAGAATCGCAGGTTCTGTATCTGGACACGGTCAACGCAATCACCGGAACAGCGACGTTTTTTCCAATGGGATCGACGCTGCGCAACGGTGGCTATGTCTCTGCGCTAATCAACTGGACCGTTGATGCTGGGTTCGGCATTGATGACTATCTAGTGGCGGTCGGCACCGAGGGCGATGTCGGCGTTTGGGAAGGCACAGACCCAACAAGCGCATCGACGTTTGGTTTGAAAGGCGTCTGGTACGTTGGCCCAGTGCCTAAGCATGGCACCTACTTCACGCCGTTCGGCGGTGACGTGATGATTGTCAGCGAGTTGGGCCTGGTTCCCATGTCCAAACTCATCACGGGTCAATACTCGCAGGATGTGCAGTCTGGCGGCCCTGCTTCCAAGATTCAGTCGGTCTTTGCTCCGCTGGTTCGACGACTACGCGATGAGAAGTTCTTTGCGTGTTTTGTGGTGCCGACCTCCGACGTGCTGGTTGTGAAGTTGCCTGCTGATGGCGGCACTTATCGTCAGTTCGCGATGAACGTGACGACAGGCGCCTGGTGCCAGTTCTTGGGAATGCCGATGCGCAGCGCGTCTGTCATTGGCGGGCAATTGTATTTCGGCACCATCGATGGTCTTGTCTCCAAAGGGTTGTTTGGCAACCTGGACGGCGTTGACTCTGTCGGTGCTGGCGGCACCTACGTTGAGGGCGAAATCCAGACCTCATTTCAGAACTACGGCACGCCTGCGCAACTCAAGAAATTTGGCATGGCGCGTCCGATCTTTATTGCGACTGCCGCGCCTGCGGTCAAGTTGGTCGTCAATACGCAGTATCAATTTAATACTGTCGGCGGCTCGCCGTTCTTCTTCGATGAAGATAACGGCATCTGGGACGCAGGGATTTGGAACACATCCACCTGGGTCGGCCAGAATACATATCAGGGTTGGTATGGGACAACCGGGTTGGGTTATTACGGTTCTCTGCGGATGAAGGTGCGCGGGTTGCCGGCAACAGTCTTCACGTCGGCACACATGCTGACTGAAACGGGTGGGGTGATGTAATGGCTGAACTGACTGCTGATCAGCAGGCTCAAGCAAATCAGTTGCATGGCGCGGTTGGCTGGATTTATCCAGACACGTCAGACACTGCGTTCTGGAACAACTACTTCAACCCGACGCCGACGCTGACTGCCGACGAGCAGGCCAGCGGAATTTCCATTGGCCCGGCTGACTCGAGCTACTACACGCGGCCTTTGCGCAGCGGAGCAAACTACGACACGGTCACGTCTGCGTATCAGGGCATTGGTCGCAGTAATTTTGGTGACGCGCCAAATCAGATTGACCAGGAAGGGTTTGATTATTGGTTGAACCAACTGGATAGCGGTGCATTGTCGCCAAACGACTTCCAGTCTACGTTCAATAACAGCGTCAATACGGTGCTGTCGCAGAATCCGAATAGCGATGTTTCCAAGTACGTCAGTTCGTACATGGCCGGCGCAAATCAACCCGGTTACGGGTCTGGTCCGTACCAGTCGAGCTTGATTCAGTCACTGCGCGGCGGATCTCCGGCCGCGCCTGTTTCTCCGACTGTGACGTTGCGCGCCAACAAGGCTAACGCAGCGCCGATTGACTTTGAAGCGTTTGGCAGCGGTAGCTTAAACAGCCCTGGCATGATTCAAACGGATGGCACTAGCGTAACGCCTGGAACAAAGACTGCTCAGACACCGTTGACGAACAGGCCACCAAAGATTGAGACAACGGTTGAGGATTATCTGCCTTACGTTGTTGAGAACGTCAACGACTATCTCGGTTCGCAATCGAACGAAGATTTGGTCAATGCGGCTTACGAAAGCATTGGCCGCACTGACGTAGGAACAGCCCCGAATCAGATTGATCAGCAGGGCTACGATTACTGGACTGGGCAACTGGACAGCGGCGCATTAAGCCCAGCCGAGTTTCAACAGGCATTCAGCAACAGCGTGAATACTGTGCTGGATCAAAGCCCAGATGAGCCTGTTTCGCAGTACGTCAGCGACTACCTTGGCGGGCTAACCAATGACCAGCTAGTGCGCGAGGCGTATGCCGACATTGGGCGTGCTGGGATTGGATCTACTGCGAACACGATTGATCAAGAAGGCTATGACTACTGGACTGGGCTTCTTGATAGCGGTGTCTCGCCGGAAGACTTCCAAAAAGCGTTCTACGACTCAGTTGTGACGGTGCTTGGCTATTACCCAGGCGAAGAGACGACAGCGGCCACAAAGACAGTGCAGCAAACCGCACCGACAACTGGACTTGTTCCTGGTGAAATGCCATGAAACTTGTCACCGATCAGTCTGAGCAGTACCCGGTCATCTGGCGCTGGATGAACAAGCACACGCGCCTGCCGTGGAGCACTGACTTGCGCACGATTGCCTCAATGCGCGATGACGGGTCGATTGCCTGCGCGGTTGGGTTTAATGCTTGGACGCATTCAAGTTGCTGGATGCACGTCGCATTTGATAGTCCGCATTCGCTGACGCGGCAGTTGTGGCGCGCCGCGTTTGAGTACCCGTTCGTGACGGTTGGCGTTGAGGCGGTCTACGGGTTGACGCCCAAGGATTTGCCTGACGCACTGAACATGAACGAGAAATTAGGTTTCCGTCAAATTGCTGAGACGGTAGATTGCTACATGTTTGAAATGCGGGCGGACGAGTGCCGCTGGCTTAAGGAGAACGCTCATGGGCGGCAAGGGAAGCGCACCAGCCACGCCTGACTACGTCGGTGCTGCACAACTGCAAGGAGAGCTATCGAAAGAAGCTCTGAACATGCAGAACTATGCAAACCGGCCGGTTATCAATACGCCGTTCGGTTCGCAGACTTGGGGCACCAAGGCGATCACCGATCCGGCGACTGGGCAAGACGTTACGCAGTGGACGCAAAACACCACGCTTGCGCCGGGGCTGCAAAGCGCACTTGAGGCTCAGGTTGGTACGCAACTTGGTCGCAGCGAGTTGGCTGGCGGGTTTATGAACCGCGTGGTAGATGAATATAGCCAGCCGTTCGACTACGCCGGTCTGCCTCAGATGGCAGAGTTGAGTGGGCCGTCGCAGTTGAGCACTGGCGTTGCTGACTACACGCCTGGTCTGACCACCAGCTACAACTTTGGCAGTGCATTGCCTGAATTTGACTCGAGTTACCGGGACACGGTCGCAACTCAACTGATGCAGAAGATGCAGCCGGTGCATGACTACCAGCAGCGGCAACTTGAGACGAAACTTGCCAATCAGGGGTTTGTTCAAGGATCTGAAGCATACAACCGCGCTCTGACAGAATTGGGCCAGCGTCAAGCCGCCGAGCGTTTCAACGCGCTGGATGCGTCTGGTGCTGAGGCGCAGCGTCTGTACAACATGCAGATGGGCACCGCTCAGGCCGGTTATCAGCAGAACCTTGGAGCGGCGCAGTTTCAGAATCAGGCACTGGGCCAGGCTGCATCGCTTGATCAGCAGCGCATGGCGGCTCAGAACGCTGCCTTGTCTCAGCAGCAGTCGCTCAACCAGCAATACGCCAACTATCAGAACCAGTTGCGTCAGCAGGCAATCGCTGAAGAGGCACAGCGTCGTGGCATGTCGCTCAACGAGATGAACGCGCTCCTGTCAGGCCAGCAGGTTCAGATGCCTCAGATGCCGTCGTTCAATCAGTCTGGTCGGGCTGAGACGCCAAACATCCTTGGCGCAACGCAGATGGGCTATGACGCGCAGCTTGGTGCGTACAACGCCCAGCAGGCGGGCTTTAACAACCTGCTCGGTAGTGCGGCGCAGTTGGGCAGCGCCGCGTTTATGTTCTCTGACCGTCGGCTAAAGTCCAACATCGTCAAATTGGGTGATCACCCGATTGGCGTTGGTGTGTATGAGTACACGATGTTCGGCCAGCGCCAGGTTGGCGTGATGGCGCAAGAGGTGCAGAAGGTGCGGCCTGACCTGGTCAAGCGTCACGCCAATGGCTACCTGATGGTCGATTACGGAGGTCTGCAATGAATAACGATGCAATGCTCTACGACTACCTGTTGCAGATGGGCGCGATGCGCCCTGAGCAGGACGAACTGAAGCGCAAGCAGGCAATGGTTGATGCGCTTCGTCAAGGTGCAATGACCCCGCAGCAGGGCCAGATGATTGGCAAGCACTACGTCGGACCTGGCATTGCCGGCGCGTTGGGGCAGCTTGGTCAGGCTTACTTTGCCAAGCAGGGACAGGGCGAGGTTAATAGGGCAATGTCAAACCCTAATTTCAACCCTGCATTGCCGGAAGGTCCAAACAATGTCGCCGGCCTAAATCAGCGCCAGCGCAAAATGCTTGAAGACCTTCGCCGCCGGAGCATGCTTGGACAGTCTTCTGATATGTCTATGACCGGAGAGGGGTATTTGTGATGGCAACGCCGTATGAGCAGTTGTCAATGGAGCAAGTTGGCAACTATGACGAAGAAGGGCTTCGCCGCCTTATTCAAGCCAGGCTTGCGCAGGCTCCGCAGCAGATGCCTATTGCCCAGCCGCAACCTGCTCCGCAGGCAGCACCGCAGCGGGCGTTACCGTTGGCGATGGATTCGATGCAAGCAACAATGCCGCGATCGCTGCGTCTGCGTCAGCAGATTGCAGAGCTTGAAGGGCAGGGCGCAGGTGATGATGGCGGCATGTCGCTGCTGAATGCGCTTGCTGCCGGCTACGCAGGTGAGCAATACGCTCCTGTGCAGGCGCACTTTTTAAAGCGCGCGATGGCGATGTCGCCCGAGAACCGCACGAAAGCTCAGATTGCAAGGTTGTCTCGAGAGGCCGAGATTGCGGATCGGCAAGAAGGCGCGGCAGCCCTTCTGCGTGAGCGGATTGAAGAGCAGCAAAGGCGTGATAGAGAAAGGGCTGACGAAAGAGAACGTCAAAGAGCTTGGCAGCAAAATTTCCAAGAACAGGGCCAACAACAGTTGCAAGCATACCGTGAGGCGTTGCTCGCATTGAGAACGCCTCAAGCGCCTCCCTCTCCAGAAAATCAACCAGCGCCTCAAGCAAACATCATTAAGTCAGACATTGCACCAGACACCGCAATGGGCATAAGGGGTAAATGGGAAAATTTTTGGAATAAGGTTGGCGATGCAGTCAATGCTGGCGATCCGCAAGACGCAAGCAGGCAGGCAACGGAGCAACTTAGCGCATTGGCAAACTCAACGCGCACAGTTCTGCAAGAGGCCGTGCCAGGAAGGCCGTCAAATTATTTGGTTCAGTTGTTTAATGCTCAAGCAATTGAGCCAAATCAATTGTTTGTTGGAAAAGGTACTGCAATTAACCGAATTTCAGCGGTTCAGGGAATTCTTGACAACGGCATTCAGGCTCAAAGTTCTATTTTGCAGAACCCTGCTGCTTACACAAAATCGCACGTTTCTAATGCCGCAATCAAGTTGCAACAACTCAAGCAACTGAAAGCGGAATACAACGCGCTTGGGTCGGTTTTGTCTGGAAGCAGTCAAAAAGAAAGACTTGAGTTTTTGCGCAAGAAACACGGAAGGGCACCACAATGAGCCTGACACCTCAAGAGCAGCAAGAGCTTCGAGAGCTTGAAGAGCTTGACCGGCTTGAGCGCGCGGCTAAAGAGCCTGCGCGTCGCGGTCCAGTGAATGCCGCATTGATGGGCGCAAACACCAAGATTGCAAACATTCTTGGGACTCCTGGAGACTTGAGCACTGCGGCAGCAGGATATTTGGGCCACAAACTTGGACTTTTTGATCAGCCTCTTGATCTTGAGGATTCTTGGATCGGGTCTGCTGCGATCAAAAGAGGGCTTGCGAAACTTGGCGTTCCTACCTATCAAAACGTAGAAGAACTTAACAAGTCAGATCGACCCTTTGCGGTCGGCGGTGAAACGCTTGTTGGTTCTGTCGGGGCCGGCGGCGCGGCAATGAAGGCAACATCTGCGCTGCCCAAAGCGTTGATGGACCCTGTAACGCGCATGATACAAACGGCGCCCGGTCGCTTTGCTGCTACTGAGCTTGGCCTTTCTGCTGGTTCTGCTGCAGGCGCGGCTGGCGCTGAGAAAGTCGCGCCAGGAGACCCTTATGCTCGTTTTTTAGGTGAAGTTGGTGGTGGTTTTGCAAATCGAACCAATCTTCTTTCATCAGCTTATTCATCTGGAAAAGACAATGTCGGGCGCGCTTTGTCGTCGGTTTCTAAAGCAGGGCGCGAACGGCAGGCTGCAAATATCGTTCAGGAAATTGTCAGCAAGACAGGCGAGGACAAGTCAGCAATCATTAATGCCTTGCGGTCGCCTGATCAGTTTAACCTTGGATTGACTTCTGGGCAGCAGACTGCAAGCCCGGCTCTTCTTGCCGTTGAATCAAGGCTTGCCAAGCAAAGTCCGCAATTTGCGGCACAAGCTCAAAGCAACATCCCCCGCGCGTTTGGCGAACTTCAGCAGGCCGGTCAGGGCGTCGTCAGGACTGGCGACGCAATGGATTTAACACGCGCCGCACAGGAGCGCGTTGGCCGCACGCAAGGTCTTGCAAGAGCGCGAGCCGCTGCTGCTCAACAGCAGGCAGGGCAGGCGCGTGAACAGGTCGGCAATGTAAACCGCGCTGGTATGACTCAGGCAAGCGTCGAGGGAAGGGAAGCCCTTGAGACTGCTATGCGTTCTGCTCGAGATCAAGAAGGAGATCTTTGGAGGCAGATTCCGCGCGACCTCCCGGCTGAACCTACGAATGTGCTGGCTGCAAGGCAGGGAATCAGGGAAGAACTACTGCCAAACGAAACATTCCCGCAGCCTGTAGAGACATTCACTGGCGGTCTGGCAAGACAAGCTGATCAGGCTGTAGACACTGGACTTATTGATGCAACTGGTCGCTCGATTACTCGACCTGGAGAGGCGCAGGTAACGTCTGGCGAACTACTGCGCCTTCGCAATCGCGCGCTGACAGAGCAAAGAAGTGCTGAAGCTCGCGGAGATTTCCAGCTTGCGCGGCAAATGAGGCTCATTTCTGAGGGTGCGCTTAACGATCTGAATGCGTTGCAAAATGCAGCAATTGATCCGGCGCGCGCATTCTCAAGAGAATTGAATCAGAACTTTACTCAAGGCTTTGGCGGCAAAGCACTTGCAACGGATCGTGCAGGTGCCCCGCGTATAGCGCCTGAAACAACTCTTGAGCGTGCTTTTGGGTCCGGTGGTGCTGGCGGCGATGTTCGCATGCGTCAACTGGAGGATGCGGCCAGGTTTGGCGGTCAAGCAGATGCCATGATTAACGCGCAGGACAGGTTCCTGAGAGGCGCTGTTCAGAGTGCAATTGACCCGAATACAGGACGCGTTAATCCGCAGAAACTGGCAGAGTTTAGAAACAAGAACTCAATGATTCTTGAGCGTTTCCCGCAGTTGCGCGACCAGTTGGCAAATGCCGAAACAGCCGAGCGCGCAATGCTCAGGATCACGGCCAGCACAGATAAAGCCATCGAAAACGCAGGCCGCTCTGTGATCGCTCAAATCGCTGGCGTTGAGAACCCGGCAATGGCGGTCACGCAAATCTTGCGTGGCAAAAATCCTGTTGGCGACTACGACTCTTTGGTTCGATCGGCAAGTCGCGCAGGGCCGGAAGCTATTGCAGGATTGCGGTCAGCCACGCTTGAGTCTGTGTTTACGTCTGCAACGCGCGGCGATGGGACATTGGACTTCGCGCGTTTGAATCAATTGCTGAACAGGCCGGCAAGCCTGCAACAAGGTTCGCAAAGCCTGTTTGAAACGATGTCAAGGACAGGCGTTCTTGATCAAGCCGCGTCGCAACGGTTGAACACAATTATCGAACGGGCAGCGACTCTTCAACGGGCAGCCACAACGCGCTCAGACATTGATAAGCTAGTCGGTGAGCCTGACATGCTCTCCAATTTCTTGCAGCGCGTTGTGGGCGCAAACATTGGAGGCGCGTTGGGTCAAGGCAGTGGCGCTCCTTTGGTCGCGGCAGGCGCAGGTTCCAAATTGGTTCGGAACTTCTTTGACAAACTGCCTGCTGCAAAGGTGACGGAAATCTTGAAAGAAGCGGCTAACAATCCTGCACTCATGGCGAATTTGCTAGAGAAGCCGACAAGCATTCAAAAGCAACGAGAACTGCTGCGCCAGTTGAACGGTTTCTTGGTGAATGCAGGTATTGTTGCAACAGGGGAACTGCAAGAGGATCGTAGGCCGCTGCAAAAGTCAGTTGATGCCTACGCTCAGTGATTAAGGAGTAAACATGCCACGCAACGGTTCTGGAGTCTACACACTGCCCGCCGGCAACCCGGTGGTGCCAGGCACAACGATTGAGTCGACTTGGGCAAACGACACGCTCGAGGACGTTGCCAATGAGTTAACGAACTCGCTGTCGCGGACCGGCGCCGGGGGCATGCTGGCGCCGTTCAGGATCGCGGACGGCACGGTCAGCGCGCCTGGCCTGTCCTACCTGAACGAGACAAACAGCGGTCTATACCGCAGCGGTTCCGGCTCGGTCTGGATGTCCATCCTGGGCGTCAACGTCGCGCAGTTCTCGACGGTCGGGCTTACGGTGCCGGCAGGCAAGGCGTTCACCGCGCAAGGAAACGCCTCAGTCGGCGGCACGTTTGCGGTAACTGGTGCTGTCACCTTTAGCTCAACGCTTGCCTTGACTGGTGCGCTTACAGCAACGGGTGGAGTTTTAGGCAACATCACCGCCGCGTCAGGCACCTCGACGTTCAACAACGTCACGATCAACGGTGATCTGGACATGAATGCCGGGAGTGCCGGCACCATCACCAACTTGCCCAACCCGACCAACAGCGGTGACGCAGCCAACAAGGCATACGTTGACGCTCAGGACGCACTAAGGCTGGCGCTGACGGGTGGCACGCTGACCGGCGCGTTGGCGATGTCGACCAACAAGATTACGGGCCTGGGCACGCCGACCGCGGACGGCGATGCGGCGACTAAGTCGTATGTCGACAACGTCGCGCAGGGCATTGATGCCAAGGCGTCTTGCCTTGTTGCAACCACCGCAAACATCAGCCTGTCGAACACTCAGACGATCGACGGGATCGCCGTGACCGCAGGCCAGCGGGTGCTGGTCAAGAACCAGTCCGACGCGACGCAGAACGGGATCTACGTCTGTTCAGCCAGCACCTGGACACGATCGACTGACGCCGACACCTGGAATGAGCTTGTCGCCGCGTTCACGTTCATCGAGCAGGGCACAACGAACGGCAATAACGGATACATCTGCACGGTGTCTGCCGGCGGCACGCTGGGCGTGACCGCGGTGACTTGGGCGCAGTTCAGTGGTGCTGGTCAGATCACTGCCGGCACCGGCATGAGCAAGACCGGAAATACGCTGAACGTGAACACCGCGTCGAGCGCCAGGATCGTTGTCGGTGCAGACGAGATTGACCTGGCAACGACCGGCGTGACGGCATCGACCTACAAATCAGTCACGGTTGATCAGTGGGGCCGGATCACGGCCGGAACCAACCCGACGACGCTGGCAGGCTTTGGCATCTCCGACGCCTACACGCAGGCGCAGACCGATTCGTTCCTGAATGCCAAGCTGAACCTGGCCGGCGGGACGATGTCTGGCGCGTTGGCAATGGGCACGAACAAGATCACCGGAATGGGTGATCCGACGAATGCCCAGGACGCGGCGACCAAGAACTACATCGACACAATTTTTGGCAGCACGACGTCCGCAGCGGCCTCGGCAGCGGCGGCGGCTACAAGCGCGTCGAATGCAGCAAGTTCCGCGTCTGCTGCCTCGAGTAGTGCGTCGTCGGCAGCGTCATCCGCAGCTTCTGCTGCGGCCAGTTGGGATCAGTTTGATGACACTTATTTAGGCGCAAAGTCGTCCAATCCTACAACAGACAATGATGGCGGTCCGCTGGCGGCTGGCATGTTGTACTTCAATACCAGCGCCTCGCGCCTGCGCGTGTATGACGGTTCAGCGTGGCAAGACGCTGGGTCATCCGTCAATGGAACCTCTAATCGACAGACTTATACAGCAACGGCTAGTCAGACTACGTTCAGCATTGTTTACGACGTTGGCTATGTCGATGTTTACCTAAACGGTGTCAAACAAGTTGACGGGACTGATTTCACGGCCACGAATGGCACGACCGTCGTGTTTACGGTTGGTTGTCAGTCTGGAGACATCGTTGACTTGGTGGCCTACGGCGCGTTTACTGTTGCAGCTACCACGCCAATCATTACCGGAACCAATACTAACGCAGCAGTCAACCGGCAATATATTTTGACTGCATCTTTGACACTCACATTGCCTGCGTCGCCTACTTCCGGAGATACGGTTGGTATCAGCAACTTGAGCGGAACGACTACCTGTGTCGTGGCTCGCAATGGCAACAAGATTCAAGGGCTTGATGAAGACTTAACGGTTGACACGATCAACGCCGCAATCAAGTTGATGTATGCCGACGCTTCATTGGGCTGGGTGTTTGTTTGAGGAGAATTTAGATGAGCACACTTTCACAATTTTTTAGCGGCGGCAAAAGCCAGTCTGAGGTGTTTACTTCTGGCCCCGGCACTTGGACGGTTCCAGCTAACGTGACCGGAGTGCGTGTGTTTTTGGTTGGCGGAGGCGGCGGTGGCGGCGGTGGCTATACCGCAACTTATCGTGCTGGCGGGGGCGGCGGTGGAGCAATCGTCGTTTCAGACTTAGAAGTCAATCCAGGTGCGTCTATTTCTTACTCAGTTGGAGTCGGTGGTTCAGGAGGTGCGGTAAATGTAGCAGGGGCTGTCGGCGGGAATACGACGTTTGGATCATTAACCGCATACGGCGGCGGCGGTGGCGGTAAAGGAAATGCAACTAGCAACGGCGGCGGCGGCGGTGGTGGTGGCTATCACGCTGCGGGATTAACGTCTAACAGCAACTTTGGCGCAAATGGCGGCGGACCCAATGGCGGTTCTGGCGGTGATGCGGGATCTGTCGGATTGAACGGATCGTCAGTTTTCTTTGGGCAAGGCGGTGGTGGAGGTGGAGGAAATGGGTCTTCTGGCGGCAACAGTATGGGGCCTGGCGGCGCTGGCAGTTCCAGCCGTGGCGGCGGTGGTGGTTCGTATGGCGCAGGCGCTGCCGGCGGGGCGTCTGCGTCTGCCAATACTGGCGGTGGTGGTGGTGGTGGGGCAATCAACGCAGCGGGCGGCGATGGTGGTTCCGGTTACATCATGGTTTCTTGGGTGGGCTAAAAAATGAGCAAAGCAAGAGATGCGGCAGATAAAGCACCAGTCGCGGCTACGCTGACCGGGACAGAGACGCTGACTAATAAGACGCTTGATACGCCAAACATTACCAACGGGCTGACGATTGCTGGATCGGCTGGATCAGCCGGTCAGGTGCTGCAAAGCAATGGGTCTAGTGCGCCGAGTTGGGGCACTCCAAGTACTGCTACTACCGCCACGAACCTTGCAGGCGGCGGTGCGGGGCAAGTCCCCTATCAGTCTGGTGCTGGTACTACTGCATTTTTGGCGGCGGGTACTAACGGATATTTTTTACAGTCAACTGGAGCAGGTGCGCCTGTTTGGGCTGCGGCTGGAGCATCCATAAACTACGCAGCAAAGTCTACAACGTATACAGCGGTAGCGGGGGATAAAGGCTATTTGTTTGGCTGCACGAGTACATGGACACTAAGCTTAACTGCCGCAACTACTTTGGGTAACGGTTGGTTTCTGTATTTACAAAACTTGGGGACTGGGGTTATTACTGTTGACCCTAATGGTGCGGAAACTATTGGCGGTGTGGCAACAGCAAATTTAAACCCCGGTGATATTTGGTTAATTGTTTGTAATGGGACTAATTTTCAACTAGAAAGATTAAACGGCAACAACTATCAAATCTTTACATCTAGTGGCACGTTTACAGTCCCTGCTGGTGTTTACAGAATTTACGCTGAAGCATGGGGCGGCGGTGGCGGTGGTGGAAAAATAAATACTTATCTTCCCCCCGGCGGCGGTGGCGGTGGTTATTCGGCAGGTTGGATAAATGTAACTCCCGGCCAAACAATTACCGCAACAGTTGGGTCTGGCGGGTCTGCTGGAGGTGGATATAACAGCGCAGGCGCGGGGGGTAATGGAGGCGCATCAACATTTGGTGTTCTAACTGCAAATGGCGGGATTGGTGGAGTAGGTTCTGGTTCTGGCTCTACTGTAGGACACGCGCTTTCCGCTGGAGGGACGGCATCTGGTGGAGATATAAATATAAGAGGGGGCGTTGGCGCTCAAGTTATTATTGCACTTAGTTCCGGAGAGCGTTATAGCAGGGGTGGAGATGCATCAAATGGGGGATTAGGGGGCGCAACATGGTATCTTTATGGCACAGATTCCTCATCTTTACAGGAACCTTCTATACCGGGAGGCGGCGGCGGTAGTGGAAGCTGGGCACCTAATTTATATTCCCAAGATGGCGCTCGCGGTGAAATTCGTGTGTATTGGGTTTAAGGAATAAAACATGAACACGTACGCAGTGATTGAAAATGACAAAGTAATAAATTCTGTTGTTGCCGATTCAGAATTTGCTGCACAACAGGGTTGGATTTTGCTGCCGGAAGGCGCTGGAATTGATTGGGATTACATTAACGGCCAGTTCGTTGACAACCGCCCGGTACCCCCTGCACCAGAACCTGCACCCGCACCCACCAAAGAACAGTTGATGGCTGAACTCGCAGCCCTCACGGCAAAAATTCAAGCATTGGAGTAATAAACCGTGCTCGACGTGGAAAGCAAATTGTCTGTGCATGAGGCCGTTTGTGCGGAGCGGTATGCGGGGATCAATGCCAGGCTCAAGCGCCTTGAGCACATCCTGATCGGCTCATTCGGCGCGGTGTTCATTTTGCTGCTCGGCCTTGTGCTGAAACTCTAATCATGCTCGCGGAACTTATGGCGGCAAACGCCGCTTTCAGTGTCATCCGCGAGGCGATCTCCCACTCTGGGGAGATTGTCTCTGCCGGGAAAGCGGTCTTTGATTACTTTGATGCCAAGGCTGCGCTGCAACGCAAAAGCAACAGCAAGGGCAACAAATCCGAGCTTGAAGAGTTCATGGCGCTGGAAACCTTGCGCCAGCAAGAAGAGAGGCTGCGCGAGGAGATGATCTACGCCGGCCGGCCAGGTATGTGGGAAGACTGGCTGCAATTCCAGGCGCGGGCAGCACGCGAACGCGAGGCGCGCAAGCGGGCAGAGATTCAGGCGCGGATTGAGCGGATCAAAGTAATCCAGACATTTGCGCAGTACACGCTGATCTCCATCTTGATCACTGCAATCGCAGCAGTCATTACCTGGATCAGTGTCCGTTTGTTGGGGAGAGTCTGATGTTGTCACTGATTTCAACCTTGGGCGGACTGCTTGTTTCTGGACTGCCAAAGCTCCTTGACTTCTTCCAAGACAAACAGGACAAGCGGCATGAGCTTGACCTGGCGCGCATTCAAACTGAGCGCGAGCTTGAGCTTGCGGCCAAGGGGTTCGCGGCCCAAGCGCGGATGGAAGAGATCCGCACGGATCAGGTCGCGATGCAAACAGACGCGCAGATGACGGTCGCCGCGCTTGACCACGACAAGAAGGTTCTCGAGAAGGCGTCGCGTTGGGTCGCCAATTACGTCGGCACCGTGCGCCCGACAGTGACGTACCTGCTGATTATTGAACTGATTGCAATCAACGTCGCGCTGACCGCGTATGTATTCATGCATCCCGGCCTGGTCAGCAGCATCGAAGACTTGGTCAGCATCACCACGGTCATTTTTTCTGACGATGAAATGGCGATGCTGGGCGGAATCATTGGCTTTTGGTTTGGGTCCAGGAACTGGAAGAAATGAGACTGTCGGCCGCTGGCGCTGCGGTCATGCACCAGTTCGAGGGCTGCCGATCCCGCCCTTACCTGTGTCCATCGCACATCTGGACGACAGGCTTCGGCCATGTCCTGTACCAGCAGCAGATCAGGTTGCCGATCACGCGGTCGCCAGAGCGCCAGGTGCCGATGATCCGCAAAGAGTACCCACTGCGGCCGGAGGACAACCGCGTATTCAGCAAGGACGAAATTGATGCGCTATTCGAGGCTGATGTCGCTGCTTTTGAGCGTGGTGTTCTTCGACTTGCTCCCGCTCTTGAT